TGGGCAACATTTGCCAAAGCAGCAGGGTCCTTAGAAGCCATTGCTTGCTGCCCTTGCTGCATCAACTGGTTAAACTCTTGCTGCTTTCGCTGGTCCCTTATTTGACCCGGAATACCACCAATAGCCTGACCTAAGCCAAACATCCCTTGTTGATAAGCAGGTCTACCTAAGTTAGACAAAAACGCTTGTGAAAATTGAGCCATTATATGTTCTCCTTATTAATCAAACAGCCCACCAAGAGCTGAACTAGCAAGCCCAGACCCTAAAGACCCTATTAAGTTTGCTTGTCCTAAGCCTGACTGAAGCAGTGCCTCAAGACCTGAAGCATAAGTTTTGCCGTATGCTCCTGCTTGTTCTGATATTGCTTGTCTCTGACGTTCTGCTGCGGTCATTCCGGGCTGCAACGCATTGAGCAACTGAGCTTGTGGCACGTAGCCAGCAGCCATCATTCCTTGCATGTTTTGTAAGTCTACCCCTTGTAGTTGTCTAGGAGTCATTCTAGCTTGTGTACCCATGCCGAACATACCAGAAGTTAAACCCTGTAAACCAGCGGCTCTTTGTAATGCTTGCTGTTGTTCAACACCCGACTGCTGCATAGCCATAAGAGATGCTTGGTTCTGAGCCTCCGACTGAGCCTTAGCCATTGCTAATTGCTCAGGAGTACCACCAAACTGTGCCGTACGTACGCCTGTGCGTCCCTGAGCAGCCATGCGCTGTTCTAAAGCTAAACGCTGACGTTCTTCTTCAGGGGTCTGTAAGGACCTGAGCTGTTCATAAACTTGGTCTTCTCTAGCACCTCTGTCCATAGACCCAGCGTCTATAGCTGCTTGCTGTGCTTGTGACATTAAAGCACCTACACCCCCATAAGCTTGATTAGCTAGTTCTTCGTACCGAGGGTCATAAGGGGCAGTAGCCTGTTGAGCTAACTGACTCGCACCTCCAAACAAAGACCGTTGATATGCTTGTTCTTCAGGAGAAGTAGTTATATCGTACGACATCTGACCCGTCTCTGGGTCCCTTGACATACCAAACTGACCGCCAGTAGCAGAAGTAACAGTGTACGGTTGAAACTCCATCATACCTGAGAGTTTGTCCGCTAAACCACCTTCTCCTGCAAACTCCTCGTACCCGAAAGCTCCTATTTGCCCTAGTTTATCATAGGCTTCTTTAGTTAAGTAGCCCCCGGCAGCGCCTCCTAATAAATTAGCTATCCAGCCTGCTCCTGTAGCAGCGTTAGTGCTAGTATCAACTTCGCTCATCAGTAAGTCCCTCCATTAATCGTCCCAGTCGCCAGTGTCCCTGTAAAAGTCAGCGCGGGAATTGTGACAGTCCCTGTGAACGTGGGTCCAGCCGTGTTTGCTTTTGTGGCTATTGCCGTTGCAATGTTGTCGAACTCAGTTTCAAACTCAGTCCCCCTAACAATTTTATTAGCATCGCCAGCAGACAAAGTATCTTTGGCGGCAAAGTCAGTCAGTTTAGTATAATTACTCATATTGTTTTACCTACCAGTGCAAGTACGTTTATTTCCTGTAAAGAGAGTTCTTCTCCGTTAATGTCGGCTTCCATACCAATACTCAAAGTTCCGCCGCTTCCGTTAGTGTTAATGGCTTCTTTGGAAGTCAAAACACCGTCTGAAAACTGACCCACGGTGTATTCGTCTATGCCAAACTCAGCCTTTGCTTCGTCTTTTAAAGTAAGGAACTCTACGTTGTAAGAAGACCCAAAGTCATAGTCCCACTTCAGAAAAATGTTTAAACCACTACCGCCTACTATCGTCGGTCTGAGCTTCTTGAGGAACTTAAGTTTAGAAGGGTCTCCAAAAGACAGCTCTGGGCTAAAGTACTTGAAGCCGTAGGAGCCACCGTTGTCCTGAAAACCTGAGTACTGCCCTATACCTAGTGAACTACCAATGAGCAAAGTCCCTTCACTCTTTCGTTCGTAGCACGTAAAGCTAGTTCCGGGCCAGCGTGTCACTCTGTACGACCCATTCTCTAGTGTCCCTCTTACGTCAAAACAATAGGTAATGTTCTGGTTTACGAAAGTAAGCAAGTAGAAGTTTTCCTCTGGATGATACACAGACTTGTAGACTTCGTTTGCTTCCCTGAGTACCTGAATAATGTCCGTAGTAATTGTACCGGATAAACTGCTTAGTGGCATGGACTTTTCTTGAATTGTTCTCCCGAAGCTCTTTAGGCCTGTGTGGGACAAGAATATCACGTCTACACCAGTGTGTTGTATAGTGTCTCTGCCTACGCAGCCTACACCTACTACTGTGTCTGACAAAGCCATAGTAGCAGGAGAGTCAGCACCCTCATAAACTACGATACTACGCTGACCAAAGATAATCAATTTATTATTATGGGCAGATAGTGCTACAACTTCGTCGTGACCGTCAGGCCATACTTTAGACAAGTTAATGGAACCAGAGGTCCCACCTAGCCAGTCATGGCCAATCAAAAGATCAGACCAATAAACAGTTGATTTATCCGTAGCAAAGTCAGCAGTCCAGAGTCTACCGTAAGCTGCTAGGACTTCATTCCCGTACATACTAGAGGTGACACCGGCTGCACCTGTGACTGTGCTTAGTTGCAACACGTCCCCGTTAGTACCTCCGGGGTCAAGAGTTGCAATGTTGTTGTAAATAAGAGGCTCGTAGCCACGCTGGAAAAAGTAGATGCTGTCGTTAAAGTTGACCATCTTCCAGTCATCAGCAGTAATTGTGTAGCTGCCGGGAGTCTCATCAGCTAACGTGGTTGTACCACTGAAAATCTTGTTGTTGCCTACTGAGAAAATCTCGGTGTTACCTGCGTCGTCCCTGAACTCCTTGATAGAACTTAAGAAGTCACTACCTAGCTGCGTCTTATCAGTTGTGATGACCAAGTGACCCTTACGTGCTGCAATACGCCCTCTCTTGTCGATAACAGCGTTGTCTGCTGTTTCAGCAAAGGAAGGGTCCTGAGCTAACGGTGCGTCCTCAGTGTTGATGCCTTGGAACGCAGGTGCTACAAGATTAATACTTTTGAGTTCTTGTGCCATATAAGTACCTTAAGGCGTGTAGAAGATAGTTTCTTCGGGGTGTCTAGCGGCGTCCATAGCAATAGCATCGGACAAGTACTTGTTAGCCATTGAGAAGTACTCAGCACTGGACGTACCACCTGTTTCCCCACGTTCTCGTGAAGCAAAAGCTACAGCAAGGTGTACTACGGGCATAGAAGGTATCTTAATAGTGTCAGTGTCAGCACTTAAGTCACCATTACGTAACGCACAGTTAAAACGCAAGGAGTAAACTCCGTCAGGCTTAGGGTAAACATCGATTAACGTGTCCCCGTCTGTGTCAACACCGTTGTACGTGTAGTACAGAGGTGCACCAGAGACAGGGTTTCCTAAGAGAAACTGTGAGTCAAACCAGTTGTTAGTCTGGTACTGCATTATTAAGTTTGACGTATCGTTCAACACGTTTAGTTCTTTGATGTTATTCTGGCTACCAGTTAAAGAGTAGTTGAAGACGTCAGCCGTAGTAGTGATTGTAAGGGTAGTCCTAAGTGCAGACCAGTCCCACGAGGTTTCTACGAGGTCCTTAGCGTCATTAATAAGGTCTCCGATTAGTTTGCTGTAGGAATTAGACTGAACAGAAGAAACCTCTGTTTCTCGTAGTCTCCTAAGCACATTATTAACTAAATCTAAATAAGTCATTAGATCATTCCTTTAAACAAACTTTCATTAATGATTCGATTAAGTTGAGCAGTGTAGTCTTTTGGTTGGTACTGAACTCCTACGAACCCCGGAAGATTATAACTTAAGCCTCCCATGTATCCTCCAGATTCTAGGCCACCGCCGCCACCACCGCCTCCACCACCACCTCTTGAGGTTCCAACAAGAGGGTCTTCAACGATAGGATCAGCTGTTCCAACTAAAGGATCTTCAGGGCCTTGTTCGACTATTACAGGGCCACCGACTATAGGATCTTCAGTAGTTACTACAGGATCTTGAGTAGTTACTACAGGATCTTGAGTAGTTACTACAGGATCTTCAAGAAAAAGTTCTTCGCCTACTTCAGCAGGTTCTAATGTTGTTCCTACGCCCGGCCCTCTGTTCCAAATGTCATCGTCTAGTCGATTATCAACAGGCTCATTTACTGTGGTTGTACCCGGAAGAACAGTTTCTCCTCCGTTGCCTACAATAACATCTGGTCTGTTTATTTCAACAACATTTCCTTCTTTATCGGTAATTACGCGACCCCCAACTTTGCCTCCCTTAGTAGGAGGTGGAGTTTCTTCTTCGTCTTCACCAACTATAGGTGGGCTACTAGGAGGAGGAGGTTCAGTAACCGTAGTATCCCTTGTTTGAGTTTCAGGTAAGTCCTGTTCTTCTGTAGCGGGTGTTGGAGTTTCTGGGGATAGTCCGTCTCCTTCTTCCCACTCTCCTGTGTCTGTATTAAAAAACACTCTTCCTATAGTTGCCGCTGTTCCCGTAAGATTTCCGTCTGAATTTATACGAGCATCCGTAAGAACCTTACTTCCTAACTCTGGAAGATCAATAGTAATGTTTCCATCTTTATCTATAAAAACGTCTTCAAGAGGTCCTAATACTTGTCCTCTTACGGACTCTCCTATTGCTTCACCGCCTACAAAATTACCGTCTGCGTCAAACAAAGGTATCCTTATTGGAGTACCGTCTGCGTCAAAAGAAACTGGTATTCTAACGTCTGCCCATGTTCCTCTGTCTGGAGTAGTAGTGATAATTAAAGGCGCTTTAACAAGAGGTCCTTCCATCTGGGCTTGTAGTGTTTCGTCTGCCCACTCTAACCACTCGTCTATCGACGTAGGTATTCCTTTAGGCCCAAACAAAAGCTTTCCAACGCTTTCAGCAATGCCTCCTAAAGCTTCTTGAATCTGAGGCCAAATAGCTATCTGATCTTCAGTAGGTAATTTTGTTACGTCTACTGGTTCATTCTCAGGAAGCGTGTATGTACTTTCAGCAGTAGCGTCTACCTCAGTTAATTCTGTGCCGCCTATGTCGTCTACTTCTACTTTATCGTCTGTAGGGGTTGGAGTAGGTAGGGGAGCAGTAGTAAAGCCTTCTTCTGGGCCAATAGTTTCTTCAACGGTTGCAGTTCCCATTAGGTCTGGGTCTGCTTCTAGGGAGCCTTCTTCTAGTAGTTGGGAATACTCGTTACCTTCGTTAGCTGCTCTTTCAGGATCTGCAAATGCGTTATGCTGTAATATCTGATCTGAAACAGTGGAAGAAGATAGGCCAAGAACTGTTGAAATAGCTTCAATAGCTTTGTCTGTTGGCGTTAGATAATCATTTGTAGCTGCATCAATAGCCTCTTGGCTCAGATTTGAAGGAGACCCTGAAAACAAAATAGCTAGTGCTTGTCCTACTGTAAAATTGCCGTCATATAAAGCAGGAAGTATTCTTAATAAAGGATTAGGGTTTCCGTGGTCGTTTGCTTTTATGCCTCCTCTTTGTTCGTCTAAAAAAACACGAAAAGATTGTGCATCGCCGTCACGCGGGGTAGTAAAAACGTCGGTAACTTGGTCAGTGTAAGTTGGTGCACTTCTTTTAACAGTTGATGGTGCTGATCTTTTACCCATTACTTAGACACCCCTGATTTCTTCTCGTAAGTTCTCATTGCACCTAAGCCTAACATTCCCATCAATACAGGCATCATGGTCTCCAAAGGAACTAAAGGTATAACTATGTCTAACTCAAGTAGAGCCATAACAAAGTTGCTAAACGGGATAGTAATAAAGTTCCCAAACATTCCCAAGCCACATGTCCAGCCAATGAACGGTCGC